TTATACACAGTTCGGTTGAGGGTGACAGAATACCAAGACATTCAATTTAACATAATATACATTATGCGCGGTATGGTCAGGCCCGCTCAGTGGAGACAGAAACACAGCCGCCGCAAGGGCTACCGCCGTGCCAGCTCCTTTCGAATACTTCGCCAGGATATCGTACCAAGCCTGTTTCAGCTCGGGATCGGTCTCTCTGACAGCCGCAAGGCTTATTAGCACTTCTTTGACGTCTAGGCCGATTTCCTCGGCAATCTTTTTTGCAGTCTCATCAGTGAGTTGCGCTTTGCCTTTGGTCAAACGTGAGACGTGAGATTGTGTAAAGCCAAGCTCTACAGCGACTTCCTGAAACTGGGTGAACTTTTTGGCTCTCATGTAGGCCTGGATCAGCGTTTTAGAGTCCATTTGCCTTAACTCCTCAGTTTATCAATGGCCGTATCATAACCATTTTGCGGCCAAAAAGGCCCGTTGAAACTTACTTGGGAAATTGATCAAATGCACTTGCCTACTAACTCAAGTGATTGATCTATGACCCACTCTAGCCCACAAAACCAGGATCTGCCCGCGCTCATTGAGCGCAAGGTCTATTGGCAGGCAGAGCCGACTGGCGATTACTCCGCCTGCATCGCGGGTCAGGTCGAGATGTTCCGCGACCTGCATGAGCTGCGGGTCTATCTGTCGATGACGTACCCCGATACCGTGTTCGAACTGGTGGAAGTCACCGAGGACACGTGGCGCGGCTTCTATGACCAGGGAGTGTTTTTCGATGACTGGTCATAGCTCCGTGATGCCGATAAATGGGGTTATCGGCAACAAAACCCTGATCGATTATCTGTCCTTCACCTGGGCGCCGACCGAGTTGATCCAGATGAAGGAGCTTGCCAAGCAAGGGGCGCTCTTGAAGGCTATCCCGCGCTTCGATACCAAGGTGAAGGCCCTGCAAGCGGCCATTTCTGAACCCCCTGTCGAGGGGCTGCGTTATCTCTGGAAGCGTCCGGTTGGCTTCGCTCCCCTCGCCCGTTTTGACAAGGTGACAGAACGCCTGTGCGGCAAGGCCGAACGGCTGGGGGTCTCCCCTGCCCCAACGGTTGAATATGACAAGACCACTGAGCGGTTAAGCCTCCAGGGGGTGCCTAAGTCCCCTGCCCCTGTCGTGACGCTATCCATGACCGAAATGATGGAGCGTGCTTTGCATTCCGGTTACAAGGCCCGTGCCGACATTCGTAAGGAGTTGAAGGCGGTCTGCACTGCCCTGCTCAAGTTCTCCGAGTTCGAGGTTGTCGAGGGTGCCAAGTATTGGGAAGCCTACAACGACTTGATCGACTGCTACGGCGTCCAGTTCCTGGATGCCCTCTGCTGCAACGAGCTGGAGCTGTGGTTAGAGGAGCTGAATACCCGTATTGGTGTCCCCATCCCCGAACCGCGCTTCACGATGCGCCCTCGCCGCTCTGGCCTGCACGGTTACGCCAATTCGGCTGACCTGCTGTGTGACGGCATCCCCTGCGGCCTGATTGGCTGGGGTGCGGCAAACCATGGTTGCATGGTGAGTTTTTCCGGTGTGGGTTGTGCCGCCCTGGATTTCCAGGCTTTGCATGATGTTATCTCTCACATTCCAGGCGTGCGCATCACACGGGTGGATCTCGCCCTGGATGACTACAGCGGCGAGCACATCACCTACCAGGGTGCCATTGCCGGCGCGGAAGCCGGCGAGTTCCATCCCCAGCGGGGCCGCGCTCCGTCCTGGATGAAGATTGAATCGGGTGAGTTCGTGATCACCGAGGTTGCCAAGGGCATCGCCAAGCGCTTTGGCATGGTGCCGACCAAGGGCTGCTCGTTCTACGTGGGCAGCCGCATCAACGGTAAGTGCGCCCGGGTATACGAAAAGGGCAAACAGATGCAGTCGGCTGAGTATCCGAATTGGGTACGCGCCGAAGGCGAGCTGCACAATAAGGACCGCATTATCCCGCTGGACGTCCTGGTAAACCCAGACCCCTATTTTGCGGGGATGTATCCGCAATTTGATAAATGGCTGGCTGCTATCCAGGAAGCGGAAATAAAGCCCGTCAGACTGACCACCTTTAAAAACAAGTTCAAAACGTCCAGGGACAATGCCGTCTTTAATATGTCCCGCATGGCGGGTCGCCTTGTTAATTGGTTAGCGAACATCGAGGGATTATCGCCTGAGAAGATTGTTAACCAATTAACTGCGCACCTGGAAGAAAGTGATATTCCGGCGCGATTAAGAATGCCGCTCCCTCCTGACTTGGACGAGCTGCCTGTATTTTCGACCTAACTAAGGTTCTTCAACGAGGTAATAACTATGTCTATTCTGTCTGGTGTTCTGGTCACTCGCGTGACCCATGGCTACGGTGTTTCCCGCAAATCTGGCGCTCCGGTGCCTTACGACTTTGCCCAGGTCGAATACCTGGCTCCTGCAAACAACGTCAACAAGCCGGAGTGCAATATCAACTCCTGGGGCTATGAGGTTCGCCAGTTGTCCCTGCGCAATGATGCGCCGACTATCAAGGAAATGGCTGATTGCCCCAAATTGGTGGCGATTGATCTTATTCTGGAAGCGGATCCCCAGAATCCGACCCGTAACGTTGTCGTCGGCTACCAAGCATCTAAAAAGCCTCTGTAAACAACCAGCGCCAACGAGGAGGAGGAGCGAGGGCGCGCAGCGACCGACGACGAGGGCGCAATAATGATTTGCCTGGATATTACCTCCGAAGGATATACCCGCCTTTCAGAGGGGGATTCTTGTAATTACGTGCTCTTGACTGTCCAGGAGCATACCAAACTCACCGATATCTCTAATTGGTTCCAATTCGATATATCGGTTGTGGGAATTGCCTTTAGCTCTGGGATTGTTATTTGGGCTTTGGGTTTAAAACTGGGCGCTATTGCCCGTGTCATTGTAGGTGCAAAAAGAGGATAAACGAGTATGCGTAACTATTTCCGTAATGGCTGTATCGCCCTGGTGGGCTCCGTAGCTGCTGTCGGTGCCAATGCTGCTGATGGTGGTATCGCTGCCGCTGCGGGTGCTGCCCTGGATGCTGCCCAGTCTGACGTCACTACTACCGCGCCCAAGGTGATGATGGTCGTGGCTACAGTCGTCGGGGTCGGTATCCTGATCGCGCTCATGCGTAAGGCTTAAACCGTGTCCCTCTTGATTGGGACGCTATGGTTTTTGTTCTTTGTCGAAGGCTGGAGAACATCGTTTTCGATATGACATAAGGCGGCTTCGGTCGCCTTTTTTATTGGGGGTCGCGTGAGATTGCTTTATCTGCTCTTCCTGGTGCCGCTGGGGGCGTTTGCGAGCTGTCCGGCAGGGCTCAATCTGCAAAATGTGCCTATAGGTACAGAAATGCCCTATTGCGTTAAATGGGAGTCCTCCACTCTGGGCGGGTGTCAGGTCGTTTGCCCTGGAGTCTGTGTTGAAACGCCATCTACGGGCACCATGGGCCCCATACAGTCTAACGGTGTGGAATGTACCGTGGGCACTGGTACTGGTACTGGTGGCGACGGTGGCGATACTGGGGGCAGTCCTGGCGGGGATGGTAGTCTTCCTGGTGATACCGATAATATTGCTGGTTGGCAATATTTTAATCATTACGGTTATCAGACCGTGGGTCATACCCTTTCAAAGATTAATACTAATTTAGGTAAGCAGTTGACGGGGGTTAATTCTAGACTTTCTGATTTGAAGGATTATTCCAATCAGATCGCTGATAATACATTTAAGACCCAGCTCGGATTGTCTGGCGTTAATGACAAGCTTAATGAGGCGCTAACTTATATACGGGAAACCCCTGGTCGAATAGAGGGGACTAATCTTTATTTGTCTCGCATGGAGGCTGATTTTGATTTGGCAAATCTCCAGTTAAAGAAAATCGCTGATAGCATGGTCTCTTCTGGCGGTAAAAGTGGTGCCGTTTCTACTGTTGATTTATCTGCAATCAAAGGTGATGTGGCCTCGCTTAAAGCAATGCAACAATCATCAATGTCAATCATTGGCTCTATTCTTGGCAATACTGGCTCCATGGATTCCAACTTGCGCAATATGTCGGGACATTTGGGGTCTATCGATGGCACACTTAGATCGATGAATAGCACAAGCTCATCCCAATTAGGCGGTATGCAAAACAGCCTTGCGGCTATCAAGGGGATGACTCAACAGGCGTTAAATTCAGGCTGGGGAAATTCTGGCAGTGGTCAAGATGGGTCTGGCGACTTTAATATTGATTATTCTCAGATGCCAGGTTCTTCATCAAATCCATTGCATGTGGCAAAGGCTGAATATGAATCACCGCTTTGCTCGGGTGATGCTAGTTGCGCCTTTGACCTGGAGCAGATAACGAAAGTATATGGTGAGCATAAGGAGGCTTTAAAAAGCCAGTATATTTCTATTAAAAATGAAATGACCGATATGTTTAAATATCAGTTCTATGGCTCTGCCTCGGCTCCTAAATGCTTCGATATGTTCTCCATATTTGGAAAGGATTATCAAGTCTGCCCTGATTCCGATGGCTATTGGGATTTTCTGGCGGCTTTGATGATGTTTATTTTCTACTTTACAGCATTCATTATTTTGACTAGAAGGTGATAGCGATGGAGTGGTTAGGTGATTTATTCAGTGGGTTGTTTCAGGATATATATGATCTTGCTGTCCAGGTAACGGCCTGGATTTCGGTAAAACTGGCTATTCAGTGGATTGAGTTTAAAATATTCCTGTTGGTGTTTTCATGGGATGTTGCCAGGGAAATCCTCATAAACTTGCAATTCAGTGATTTGATATCGTCCTCCTTTAATAGTCTCCCAGCATCTGTGCGGGATATTTTGCTCTATCTGCAATTTGACAAGGGTCTGTCCGTTATTACCCAGGCATTTGTGACGCGCTTTCTACTGAATATCTTCGGGTGGTGATCCATGTCCATCAAAATCCATCACGGTGCGCCAGGGTCTTATAAATCAAGCGGCGCTATTCACACCGATGTGATCCCGGCCATCAAGGCGGGTCGCTACATCATTACCAACGTGCGGGGCTTCTCGGTGGAACGTTGCCGCGAAGTGTTGGGTAAAGAGGTGCCGGACGGCTTTGAGGTGCTCTATGTCGAGACTGAATCCCAGGAGGGCCGCGATCATCTGGCGCGGTTCTACCATTGGGCACCCAAGGGGGCATTCTTCCTGGTCGATGAGGTGCAGCGGGTATTCCCGCCAGCATGGCGCCAGAGTGACCTGGATAAACTCGATTATCCTGGTGGGCCGGATAAGGCGAAAGAGGATGGCCGACCCGAAACAATCGACGTCGCTTTTGATATGCACCGTCACCATAACTGGGACTTTGTATTAACCACCCCGAACATCAAAAAGGTGCACCAGGTAATTCGGGCTGCGGCTGAAACGGCCATTCGTCATACCAATATGGCGATATTGGGCATTGGTGGCCGTTATAAGACCGTTCTTCACCTTTCCGATAACTCCGGTACGTCTCTTTCTGATGTCCTGCAAGCCAAGCCATTTAATAAGGTGCCCAAGTATGTTTTCAAACTTTATGACTCAACTGCGACCGGTAAAGTCTCGGATACAATCGCGGGTAGCTCGATGCTCCGAGACCCTAAAATACTTTTTGTTCTGGTCGTTTGGGGACTCTGTATGTTCTTTGGTTTCATCAAGCCTGAGTATATTGACTCGCCTGCTAAAGCCCCTGTGGTGGCTTCTGCGCCCGCTGATGCCGCTATTTCGGTTCCTGGGCAAGTGGGTGCTGCGCCCGCTGCTAATGTACGTCCTAGTGGCGCTCCTGCTGCGGATGCTGCTGGCGTCTTTGCTGTAGGTCCGTTCGCCGGATACCGGATGATCATCAACTGCCATGTGCTGACCAAAAGTGATCGAGACGTCTACAACGTCGAATATTGCTTCGCCCTGCGCAAAGGTGACGACGAGCAAGCCATCTATGCCGAAGAGTGGCCGCAATTCTTCGTCGATTTGAAGCCCATGACGGCGTGTCATGCGGTTATCCAGTACCAGGGGCAGCCAGTGGACGTTTATTGCGACCCTGACGGGGATGCGCTGCGAAAGCGGGTCAATGGGGCGCTCTTTGCTGGTGCCAAGAATGACGGGATGCCTAGCGATGACCGGACATAAAAAAAGCTCGGGGGTTACTGTGGTTGGCATCATTGCTGTCTGCATTGATATTGCCATCCTGATAGCCATAGGGAGCAATCCTAGCTATTCCGCCGAGGCTCGTTGGGCCTGTGTTGCCCTGGTGGCGCTGTTCTCGTTGCCTCCCCTGCTCTGGCTCTTTGGGGGTCACCTTATCGAGCTGGAGGTTAAGTGGCAGCACCACTGCCGGGCAAAACGCCGCGCTCGCTCTGCTGCCACTCACGTTAAGAATGGCCGCTGACCATTAGCATATGGTGAGCTGCGCGAACCATGATAAACGCCCTGCCGGAGGGCGCTTGCGTCCCGAGGACCTATGCCCCCCAGGTGTCCGCCTCCCTGGGGTGATTCACGACATTGAGTGCCTCCGCTGAAATAACCCCCTTCCCTGCTAAACTGTGTTCTTTATGTATTGCTGTTATCATGGAGGGGCGCTATTAGAGTTTAATAAACTCTAATAGCATCTATTTCAAATCGTGAGTTATTAATCTCACACTTAAATACCTCCACATGATGCAATGGATGATTTGGATTCTTAAATGCATTTATAATCTTATCCTTTTCATTAAACCTAGCTCCAAGGTAGATTCTTTTTATTTTGTTTGCAGGAACTTTGCTTAAGTACATAAATAAATTGCTTTCAAATACATTGTCAAAGAACTCAAGGTCGGAGCATTCGGTTGTTGTATAACCATTATCAAGATACTTTATTTTTGATTTGTTTATTCTATTTCTAAGTTCCTTGGGTATTGTTTTTCCTGGTTTCAATTTGACGTAATCAGCCTCAAGAAAAGACATTATATTTCTATGCTCTTTCTCGTACATCCATTCATCACTTTTAAGGGTTAGGTGTTTCATGCATAGATCAATTGTTATTTTATTCTGATTTTGGACGTTTATTTCTACTATGTCGCTATAATCAGCTCTCCTTGTATCGTATTTTACTCGTTGAAAGGAGTGCAATGCATTTGATAATGTATCATATAGCCTAGGCTTTGATTTTGACCAGTCTGTTTCAACTTCAATGCAGATACCTTCATGGTTGTCTGCATAATGTGCCCACATTAATAAATTTCTATGTGTTTCGCTAAAAGAAATGACACCAGCGCCATTTAGTGTCCCTTTTATGTTTCTCTCTACTACTTTTTTTAATTCTTCCTCTTTATCAGCATCAATGTCATCTTCAGAAATCATTGATTTCATCATTTCATCTACAATTCTATCAATATCATCCGATAAACTACCTTCAAAAGGGTCATTGAGTTCTTCGACTAAAGATATCCTGAATGTCGGATTTTCAAAATATTCAACCCCTAGATAACTCATATATTTAAATGCTGTATTCACTTAAAGCCCCCCCGTGTAGTAATACGGGGGGAATTCTACCCGCATGGCTCCCAGAGCGTCCACAACGAAAAGGGGGCTTGCGCCCCCCGCCCTGCCTACTCGATGCCTAGCTTCTTCCGCCATCCTTCCTGGGCAGTTCCCCAGGTGGATGCGGTATTCATGCTTGGCCGACTGCGGATAGCCTCAGCTCTTCCATCAACCAAGCCATGGCGTCCTCCTGGTTCTTGAAGGTTCTGACATTCTGCTGCTTTATGTTGGGTACTCGCTCAATCGCGATGTCGTGTAGTACCTGGGATCTGATGACATGAGCTTTAGCGACCATCTTCTGGCCGTTGAGCCAACCATTGAAGTCATTAGCTGTACTGAGAGCCTCATCGGTGCCGCCCTCGTAGCTTCTTGTATCGACGAGGAAGCAGAACGGACGACCGTCAAGGCTGGCGATGAGAGACTTCACGCTGTCAACCCAAATCCTGCAACCTTCCGAGTTGAACGCCCCTATCAGTTGGCTTTGGATCACTTGTTCAGAAATGCTGGAGGTATGTTTGCCATGAGCAATAACGGGCCCCATCCGAACCTATCCCCATGTTTTTATGTGTGTGTTGAATTATCTTGCATTCAACTGAAAACGTTTGCAAGCCTGTCCAGATCAGGAAAAAGGGGGCTTGCGCCCCCTCCCCTGTCTACTTGATACCTAGTTTCTTCCGCCAGTGGAAGGCTTCCTTCTGCTTCTCTGACAGCTCGGCCTGGATGATGGCCAGCGCCTCGATCCTCCTTCTGTCGAACATGACGCCATTCGGTGCGATCAGGCAGTCATTCTTCATCCGCCATCCCTTCCACTCCTTGAAAATCGTGGGCAGCTCCCGCCCAGATGCCATACGCATAAGCCGTTTATAGACAGGTGGGATCTCTTTACCCTTATCCCAATTTGTGACCTGCCTCACAGAAACGAAACATAGATTTGCCGTCTCCTCTTCCGATAAACCGCATTCAAACCAACGAAAAATGAAGTTTTTGGTCAACTCTCGTTCCATCCAAGTAAATACCTGATAAACCAGCAAAATTGCGTGGGCTGGCTTATCGGCGGGCTTCACATGGGCATTTAACCAAACGCGACATTATGCGCAGTCATGCATGTAGATAACACAAAGGGGCCAGAGGCCCCACATTACGCAAGATCAATCAGTTGCTTATCCCAAAGAGCCAAAACAACGTCCATCTGATAGTTGTGCCGGAGCTGTTTTCCAGTCTTAGCCATCACCGCATCCCAAAGCCCATTTCGATCTAGTCTTTGACCATCAGGCGTTTGGAGGATCTCAACAGCCGTAACGGCATAACAGCTGTTGAGAACTGAACGTGAATATTTGCCTTTGCTGACACCACGAACCAGACCTTCGCTACAGAGCCCCAAGAACGCGCTCTTAGGGCAGTTTTTTTCCTGAGATGATGAGCTTGTCGGAAAACCATCTTGTGCAGCCAAAACCCACGCTTCACAAGGGTTCAGCTTATCGTTCTCACACATTATCGCGGCGGCAACGGCCACATTTCCATAGCTCACTGGAGACTCCCCAAAGTAAAGAGGCTGAAAGCCTCTTGGGTGTGTAATGCCGATAACTAGCTTTATCGGCATTAAAATTGACGCGACTCTAGTGAGCGAACGTTCAAAACAACGGTTCTTACGACACCAGCCTCGGAGCCATCACGCTCAAGATAACTGCATGTAACCTCATCGCCATTGATGAACTCTACATACATTGCAGGGTTATTATCTATGCTCAAACTGTAATGTTTATAGTAAACACGATCACCGATATTAACTGACATACCTAACTCCTCGGTTGAGCACCATGCTCCATTCGAATATTGGGGCTATTGCGTGCAAACCAATACCTTAATAACAAAAAACTACTTCGTAAGAGATAACCCCCCTCGCCCGTGGATGTTGTGGGCATGGTTGTCTGGGAATTCCCCCCGTATTACTACCCGGGGGGCTTGAACATCGACAGCCCCAAGCCAATGAATAAAGACAAAGACGGCGTAAGACCTTGAGAGCGGCTTGTCTACGACACGAAGCAAAGGTAGTCACCACCCGCGCCCCATAGCCTTCGGCTGGTCGCTCTGACTGGGGCATTAAAGATCGGTTTGGCAGGAAAGGGGGTGATCCAGTCTTTGGGCAAGATGGGCGCGTTTCGCCGCGAGACGGTTGGAGGCCAAATGGACAGCAGAGGGCGGCTTATAGGGGCTATCGCCCCTGTGTGGTTGTCCCCTACCCCATTAATAGCCCATGCGTCGCACGCACAATGAGAGATAACAAAAAATATTTAACCGAGTATGTCACCATTTCACACGAAGAGGAAAAGAGTAAAAGTTTCGCATGCGAAATTCTGAGGATATGCCAGCCTTGAGACGCTACCCCGCAGGCGGGGGCCCCTTCTCAAGGCATGGCATCTGGGTGTGGATTAACTAAGGGGAAGCGCAGCGAGAGCCATCGTTGCCGAGCTTTCTTGCTGGGGCTTGTTACCCTGACAGTACAGAAAATGCTCCCGTTCATCATATACCAAGCGCAGCAGACAAGGCCCAAGGGAATAGACCTGATAACCGGCCATCATTAAGTCGCTCAGTTTCATCGAGAAGGAATAGGCATTGTCGCCCCTTGCCTCCAGGTAGTACTCAAACTGGGCATGAAACTTACCGGTGTTGTCCTTGTAGGATATATCCGCCCAGCCAGTGATGGTGATATCAAACTTGGAGAATGGGGCTTCCTGCACGCTTTTAGCGGGGGTGGTCGGCATGACGGGGCCCGCCGTCTTCACTTCGGGGTCAGCAGCCGCTGGTGATGCTAGTGCCTGCTCTACCGGCATAGATTCCGATGCTAGTTCATCACTGCCCAGCATATTGAACAGGGACTTTACGCTCATCGGAACACCGATGAAGATGAGGATCACCGCCAACCACAACCACCATCTTTTCCAAAGCGGCACAATGTCGGAGGCTTTGGCCTCCTGAACACTGCCTTCTGTTTGGGTATGGGATTTGTAGAACGGAAAGAACGTCTTGTCGTACCGGCGAACAGATTCAGAAAGACAGGTTGCGCGAGCCCCCGCACCATCGAGCACTTTGCGGGTGTAGGTTTTATCAGAGCCCGCAGCGGCGTGTTTGCTGACCAAGAACTGGATCTCGATCATGTCACGCAGATCCTTGTGCACCTTCCCAAGGGATTGGGTCATGAACAGAATATCGTGACCGTAATGACGGTGCATGGAGAAATATTCCAAGCAGTTGATGAGGTCATCGCTTGCCTTCTTGTTACGCCCTGCTCGGGGGTATTGGAAGTGACATTCATCAATGACAAACAGCGGGCCTTGCCCCTGCTCGTTGCGCCACTCCTCCTGGGTGAAGTGCTCGGGGTCAGAGAAGGCCTTGATAGCACCGTGTTCCCGACTAAAGCCATCCTGACGAACCTCCACGAGATCCCTCACCTCCTCGCCAAACACTGCGATCAGATGATCCATCATCAACGGCAGGTTGGTGACCACCCGACGCCCTTCCTTGATGGCTGGGATCACGTGAAATGCAACTGCTTCATACGATTTGCCAGAGCCGGGACGGCCAACAATGATGTTTAGCGCCATGTTGCCTCCTTATGAACCGAGTCGGGTGAAGGGGATCAGCTGGAGTACAAGGCGAACACCAATCGCCGTCACAATGATGGCTGAGGCATCATTCACCCCCGCGATCGCCATGATGTTCTGCACATCAGCGGGGAGCATGGAGAAGTATTGAATGATGTTCATGGTTCCGAGCATGGAGCCAAGGCCAGAAATAGCCAGGTGAACAATCGACAAGATCGCTTCAAAGAGAAAGCAGGCCAAATCCTTGAGCATGTCAAAAAGCGACAGCAGCAGTGAATAGAGCAGGTTCAGGAAGTCATTCCAGCGGTGAGCAAACCAATCAAGCATGAGAACACCTCATTTTTCGCATGAGAAAATCAAGCAGCGCGGACTTAGCCGCCGAAGACTAAACGTCTGGCCAGCAGGCCGGAGCAGAAAATGACGAAAGCACGAATGGCTACCCAGACATTCGGGGGAACGGTCAGTTGATGGCAACCGAAGTCAGCGAACCCCATGTCAAAACAGATTGTCCAAGTAGGGTATTCCCCTCCCCCTGACAGCTGTAGGCGGAAGCCATTAAGCCAGTCAAAGAGCGCGGTATGTTGCAGCTCTTGCGCAAACCCGCTCCATACACCGGCCATCCCTGCGGGATAACGAGACTTCCACCAAGAGGTTCCCTGTGCGGTATCGGGCTGGGTTTGTGCGGGGACGCTGGTTGTGAAGGTGTCGGAAAGCAGCCGGTTAGTTTCATCAATGCGTGTTTCTACGCCATGAAGGTCAACGGCGTTGGTCGTAGCCAATAGCTGATTGGTGCGGTCGAGACGAGATTCTAGGCCGCCAAGGTTGGAGACGGTAACAGAGCTGGGTATGCTGCCAGTGCCAGTGCCAGTGCCAGTGCCAGTGCCAGTGCCGGAACCAGTACCGGTTCCCGAGCCAGTCCCAGAACCAGTTCCCGACCCTGTACCCGTCCCAGAGCCTGATCCAGTATTGCTACCTTCACCTGGAACGGTTGGCTTCGGGCCAGTGATAACAGGGCGAATTACACCGCCTGCAATTGCGCCAGTATCTGGGTCTGTAGTCGGTTTGCCGGTGATAACGGAATTAATGGCATCACCATATATTGGGTCAGTGACGGGAGGTAGTGGCTTACCCGATGGTAATACAACGGGAGGTGTCCCAATAATATCGAAGTCTGGGCGGTTATCAGGCTTAACCGGAATGACAACCGAGTTATCTACCAGGTGAGGCTTGGGAAGGCGGGTGCCTGGATTTTTCATGTCCTGCAAATAGTGATCAGGGATAGTACCATCAACGCTGACACCATCGAGAACACTCGCTACCGACTCTTCCAAAACCTCTTCTTTGTTTGTTGATTGAACCTTGAGAAGGTCGGTTTGATAGTCATAAGAAATAGCAGAAGTGACAACGGAAGATTTAAGCATAATGTCATTTCTAAACTCATTAACAACAATATCCACGTCATAGGCAAAGCGGTAATTGGTGCCAGAAATACCAAAAAAAACCTTAGATAATGGGTTAGCCTCACAACGATTAGCAAAAACAACTCTTGTATTGTCAGGAGGAACTATATCCTCCCGATAAAACTTACAAGTAGCATTGGTGTCCAAATACTCTCTAGTACGGATTAAAAGAACAGCCTTAGCTTCCTCGGTGATAGAAGCTACACAGGTAGCCATATCAAGAGCTCTGTCACCTTGCTTCCAATATGGATCGTCATATTTGTTTTGAGAAGGGTCTGGGAGGCCAGTCATGCGACTAGGAAGAATGCAGCTAGAAACAGGAGTTGAATCAGAATAAGGAGAATAACTGAACTCCTTCATCAAATCACAGTCAAGATAACCACTTTGAGAAAAATCACAACGCTTAACATTATCGAGGCTATCACCATTTAAAGTAATCCCATAACGCTTGAGCTGGAAAGAAAGCATACCGTAGGGGTCGATCTTTAAATCCTCCTTTGCGAAGTTCTTAAGCAACGGCGGAGTTGATATTGCAACGGCAGTAACAGCAGCAGCGCCAGCTGCGTATTGGACGGCTAGGCGAGTAGCTAAAGTTCTGCCTGTCCATATTGCGGCTTGTTCGGCCATAGCCATAACCACTGGGGCAAATGCTGGCAAAAATGCGCGCGCTTGGTTGACAGGTATCCAAGCGGTGAGAAAGCACAATGAGTACACAAGAAGTCTGCGCCACATATGGGGCTCCAAAAAATTTAGCGGCTAAATTTTTCGCATGAGAAAATGGAATTGTAATATGTTGTACGTTGTAAGACGCTACAACACATTACAGCTATCTTTAGCCGCTAAAATTTTCGCATGAGAAAAGTTCACTTTAGCGGCTAAAGTTTCGCATGAGAAACTTTCAATTAGAAAAGGGGGCTCATGCCCCCTTCATTCCCATAACAAACGCCATTCCTGATAGCCCCCCTATCGTGATAATTGACGACATGAAGACGATATAGGCAAAGGAAGCGGTCATTAGGCTTTGCTGACCAAGCGCTTGGCCAAGGAGATCCCCTTGGTTGCCAGTGCGATGCCAACGATAGTGACACCGGCACTTGCAACGAAGGTGACAACCGTTCCCAAGTTGACAGCAGCAAACATCTGGTCAAGAGCCGATGTGTCTCCAGCGGCGAAGGCCGGTGCGGAAGCTGCAACGATGATGGCAGGAATAGCTTTTTTGATAATAGACATAAGTACCTCACAAGAGATTAATGACTTTTTTCGCTACACCGATAGCGAAGCCAGGAAACCAACCGAGAACAACAACTGCGCCAAACGCCCATGAAAACATAATGGCGATATCTGAAGGTGCTATATCAACGGTGGATTGTTTATATTCCTCTACGGTTTGGATAATCATAGAGGAACATTCTTTGACAGGAGTATCTGTCCGATACAGAAACCCCTGTTCGTTAACTGAAATGCAATAGGCCATTACTGGTTTTGTGCTAAATATTCCCTATGGATATAAAGCATGTACTCCTTGATTTCATCAACTGTCTTTGCTGCACAAGATCTTTGGAAAACACATTCATCATTGACTTCATAGTGAATTATGCTCCCATTTGGAATGAGAGAGCCAACCATAAAATGAGTTCTATTCTCTGTGAAACCATGAACTATTGGGTCGCCATCGTTTGGCGTTACTTTAAATTGCATAAAATGCCTACTCTTGCTTAGTGAGCATTAGAGAATAACACAATAAGCGAAGTGGCAACAAAAGCCAGTCAGTTAATGATTGTAAATTTACACTGGGTTAATACTATTTTTTATGAAGGTGACCAAAATCATCATTCTTAGCACCGCCTTCAATTTCAAAGCCTGCCACGATATTTCTGGCAGGGTTGCGCGGGTCAGCTTCCAACAACAGGGTGATGGGCTGCAATTTCGGACAGTCAGCAATGTTAGCCAGTACAACTGGATCATTTTTCAATGGCATTTCCTTCGCTTCAAAGCCCCAGTTATTGATTTGACACTCTGGCATATCAATGTTGGTTGCAGCGACCAAGAATTGAATATTTGCGAAATCATAGGGTTTGGGGGTCGCTCCTTTACGGGAAATACCTTTGCCGTGGGTGACACACAGAACCATAACGCCAGTAATTTTAGACATGGCTAAACTCTCCATTTTGGTTATTAATGCCCATGCAGTTGGGCTCGAAAAGCGGAATTTCATCTAACTCGGGTGGTAGTGGCATCAAAAGCCGTACCGGTACATCATCAGGGCCCAAACGCCCAATAAGTTGATTTACAATTGAATCACCCGTCAATCCTTCAACATTTTTCAAATAGTTGACCAAGCGGCCAGCCATTTTTGACATGTTTGCCACCGCATTATCTCGGCAAGTTTTGAATTTGTTCTTGAACGTGGTGATGCGTACAGGTTCAATTTCGTTTTTTGATACATCAGAAAGCCATTTTGAAAACTGGGGATACATTCCGGCAAAATATGGATCTGGATTAACCAGCACATCGAGCGGGATTTGTCGGTCTTTACTGTGCAACTCACCTTCGGCACGTACCCAGTTGGGATACTCTGCCGATTGCATCTGCTTGCCCTTTTCATAAATACGAGCACATTTACCATTAATCCGTGAGCCGATATAGAAAGAGCAGCCAGCTGAAGCAATCATGCCAAAGCGTTTCCGCATGGAGTTGTGGATCTCGGGGATAAACTCCCCTGCCTGGATCGCCATCCATTTTGGAGCAGTACCGCGAGCCGGATGGAAATTGCCTATTTCCGCTGCTTCAACCGCTCGGAGATACGATATAACCGAGCCTGAGTAATCATCCAATGCGAGGTCAACTCGAGTAATACGGAGCCCAGGCACCACAGAAATGACACGATGAAGAGCCCCAAAATCCAGCCCATCACATCCTGCCCCAGTGAAAGAAACCATGCAGCCATGGTTGGCAGCTCCCCAAGCGACAAGCCCGCAAGCAATGCCATCAATGAGAATGTCCCCACTGTAGCTGTAGCCGTGAAGGCCCCCGCGACGATGGCGGACGGCAAAGCGAGGCGCAGGGATCGGGACGCCAATTTGGTGATTGAGCTCGTCAAAGAAGATCTCCAGTTCTGAGCAGCAGAGCGCATCGAGAAACTGCACCCCGTAGTTGTGGATCAGGTCGTTGTAAGCGTCCCAGTATTTGCCGTTTGGGTTCACTTCAAACTCGGAGAAATCGAGCAAGCTAGAGCAAACGGCCTTGAGTTCGCGGTGAATGTCAGCGCGGGTTGTGTACTGGGAAGCGAGTACGGTCTCCATGGCTTGAGTCATGGACGGCGTGATCACTGCGGGCGTTTCGTCTTCGGACTTGGCCACATAAAGCGGCTCGGGATAAGCAACGGCGCGGAGGCGCTGCTCTGCCTTTTCGAGACGGTTTGCCGGTACCGGCTGTGCGGGAACCGGACGGCGGAAAATCATGCCATCGACAGCAGGCGTAGGCATGGCAGCCGCCAAAACAGAGGACTTGATATCAAAGCGCGGAATGGCCTTGAGCAAAGCCCCCTGTTTTGCCAGCTCGGTGATCCGCTTGAGCGGTTCAGGCGTGAAGGTGAAGGAGAGGAAATCGATCTTGGTTTTGGGGTTATGACCAGTCATCAAAGAAGACCCCCTGATCATAGAACCCGCGCCAAGTTTCCTCGGTGACTTCGACAGGCACGAAATCGAAATCGGGGTAAGTCAGCGAGAGATAACAGCCGAGTTCGCGGAGATCGGTGAAGAACTCAACCTGACCAGCGATACAAGCAGAAATGTCACCCGTTGGCTCATGTTGCCAATAGGCGTTTCGCTCTGGTTTTACCGGATTGATCGATGTACTCACAACCCTTCCCCCTTTAGTCAGAATGATATCCTTCGATTAATCTAAATTTCTAAGAAATTAGATTAGTAGCCAAACCTTAGATTCTAAGGTCTTAGTTGTCAAGAAATATCATTTCTTAGAATCAAAGCGGTTTAGAATCACCTTGAGCACATTCACAACAGAGTTATCAATATGCCGACTAAGCACATAGATGATCCGACATGGCGAAAGGTAGAAATGGAGACGGTCAGGGCAGTGATTGCCACCAAGACCAGCCTCAAAGATACAGAGGTACTTAAGCTACTGATATTGAAAGGGATTCAAACGATCACAGAGGACGATTATGAGGAATATGTGAAGAGAAAGAAGGGGCGTTAGCTATGCCCAATTCGAGTCCCGCCCTGCCCTAACGCGGGGCCGTTTGTTACGGGCGCAGGAGGACAGAATGAAGAGAACTGAACAATGGAGCCGATTTGATGCGGCTGACGGCTTGGCTACCGAGGCCGATATGGTTGCCTATCTACAAGCCGCTCTTGAAGAAGGTGATCCGGCGCTGCTGACAGCGGCGCTTGATGATGTAGAGCGTGCCCGCGCCAAACTGCGTGGCCAGCCGCGCTACACACTGGACGAACTGCTGGCCCAGTGTGCTCCCAACGCAACTGGATCTGAAGTTGATTGGGGACATGATGCCGGTTTAGAGCATCCAAAAGACTAGCTGCCTAATTCGAGTCCGGCCCTGCCCTAAAGCGGGGCTTTTTTTGTGCCTGGCTGCGCATAAATGCCGTTATGTTACGGGCGCTCTGTCGTTGCGACGATGCCAGCGAGCTGGCCCACGTAGCGGCCTAGTCGCGTCCCCTGCCCTTCGGGATTATCGCAGGGGCAAACCGCTCAACATAACGCCAGCGACATTATGCGCAGTCATGCATGTAGATAACACAAAGGGGCCAGAGGCCCCACATTACGCAAGATCAATCAGTTGCTTATCCCAAAGAGCCAAAACAACGTCCATCTGATAGTTGTGCCGGAGCTGTTTTCCAGTCTTAGCCATCACCGCATCCCAAAGCCCATTTCGATCTAGTCTTTGACCATCAGGCGTTTGGAGGATCTCAACAGCCGTAACGGCATAACAGCTGTTGAGAACTGAACGTGAATATTTGCCTTTGCTGACACCACGAACCAGACCTTCGCTACAGAGCCCCAAGAACGCGCTCTTAGGGCAGTTTTTTTCCTGAGATGATGAGCTTGTCGGAAAACCATCTTGTGCAGCCAAAACCCACGCTTCACAAGGGTTCAGCTTATCGTTCTCACACATTATCGCGGCGGCAACGGCCACATTTCCATAGCTCACTGGAGACTCCCCAAAGTAAAGAGGCTGAAAGCCTCTTGGGTGTGTAATGCCGATAACTAGCTTTATCGGCATTAAAATTGACGCGACTCTAGTGAGCGAACGTTCAAAACAACGGTTCTTACGACACCAGCCTCGGAGCCATCACGCTCAAGATAACTGCATGTAACCTCATCGCCATTGATGAACTCTACATACATTGCAGGGTTATTATCTATGCTCAAACTGTAATGTTTATAGTAAACACGATCACCGATATTAACTGACATACCTAACTCCTCGGTTGAGCACCATGCTCCATTCGAATATTGGGGCTATTGCGTGCAAACCAATACCTTAATAACAAAAAACTACTTCGTAAGAGATAACCCCCCTCGCCCGTGGATGTTGTGGGCATGGTTGTCTGGGAATTCCCCCGTATTACTACCCGGGGGGCTTGAACATCGACAGCCCCAAGCCAATGAATAAAGACAAAGACGGCGTAAGACCTTGAGAGCGGCTTGTCTACGACACGAAGCAAAGGTAGTCACCACCCGCGCCCCATAGCCTTCGGCTGGTCGCTCTGACTGGGGCATTAAAGATCGGTTTGGCAGGAAAGGGGGTGATCCAGTCTTTGGGCAAGATGGGCGCGTTTCGCCGCGAGACGGTTGGAGGCCAAATGGACAGCAGAGGGCGGCTTATAGGGGCTATCGCCCCTGTGTGGTTGTCCCCTACCCCATTAATAGCCCATGCGTCGCACGCACAATGAGAGATAACAAAAAATATTTAACCGAGTATGTCACCATTTCACACGAAGAGGAAAAGAGTAAAAGTTTCGCATGCGAAATTCTGAGGATATGCCAGCCTTGAGACGCTACCCCGCAGGCGGGGCCCCTTCTCAAGGCATGGCATCTGGGTGTGGATTAACTAAGGGGAAGCGCAGCGAGAGCCATCGTTGCCGAGCTTTCTTGCTGGGGCTTGTTACCCTGACAGTACAGAAAATGCTCCCGTTCATCATATACCAAGCGCAGCAGACAAGGCCCAAGGGAATAGACCTGATAACCGGCCATCATTAAGTCGCTCAGTTTCATCGAGAAGGAATAGGCATTGTCGCCCCTTGCCTCCAGGTAGTACTCAAACTGGGCATGAAACTTACCGGTGTTGTCCTTGTAGGATATATCCGCCCAGCCAGTGATGGTGATATCAAACTTGGAGAATGGGGCTTCCTGCACGCTTTTAGCGGGGGTGGTCGGCATGACGGGGCCCGCCGTCTTCACTTCGGGGTCAGCAGCCGCTGGTGATGCTAGTGCCTGCTCTACCGGCATAGATTCCGATGCTAGTTCATCACTGCCCAGCATATTGAACAGGGACTTTACGCTCATCGGAACACCGATGAAGATGAGGATCACCGCCAACCACAACCACCATCTTTTCCAAAGCGGCACAATGTCGGAGGCTTTGGCCTCCTGAACACTGCCTTCTGTTTGGGTATGGGATTTGTAGAACGGAAAGAACGTCTTGTCGTACCGGCGAACAGATTCAGAAAGACAGGTTGCGCGAGCCCCCGCACCATCGAGCACTTTGCGGGTGTAGGTTTTATCAGAGCCCGCAGCGGCGTGTTTGCTGACCAAGAACTGGATCTCGATCATGTCACGCAGATCCTTGTGCACCTTCCCAAGGGATTGGGTCATGAACAGAATATCGTGACCGTAATGACGGTGCATGGAGAAATATTCCAAGCAGTTGATGAGGTCATCGCTTGCCTTCTTGTTACGCCCTGCTCGGGGGTATTGGAAGTGACATTCATCAATGACAAACAGCGGGCCTTGCCCCTGCTCGTTGCGCCACTCCTCCTGGGTGAAGTGCTCGGGGTCAGAGAAGGCCTTGATAGCACCGTGTTCCCGACTAAAGCCATCCTGACGAACCTCCACGAGATCCCTCACCTCCTCGCCAAACACTGCGATCAGATGATCCATCATCAACGGCAGGTTGGTGACCACCCGACGCCCTTCCTTGATGGCTGGGATCACGTGAAATGCAACTGCTTCATACGATTTGCCAGAGCCGGGACGGCCAACAATGATGTTTAGCGCCATGTTGCCTCCTTATGAACCGAGTCGGGTGAAGGGGATCAGCTGGAGTACAAGGCGAACACCAATCGCCGTCACAATGATGGCTGAGGCATCATTCACCCCCGCGATCGCCATGATGTTCTGCACATCAGCGGGGAGCATGGAGAAGTATTGAATGATGTTCATGGTTCCGAGCATGGAGCCAAGGCCAGAAATAGCCAGGTGAACAATCGACAAGATCGCTTCAAAGAGAAAGCAGGCCAAATCCTTGAGCATGTCAAAAAGCGACAGCAGCAGTGAATAGAGCAGGTTCAGGAAGTCATTCCAGCGGTGAGCAAACCAATCAAGCATGAGAACACCTCATTTTTCGCATGAGAAAATCAAGCAGCGCGGACTTAGCCGCCGAAGACTAAACGTCTGGCCAGCAGGCCGGAGCAGAAAATGACGAAAGCACGAATGGCTACCCAGACATTCGGGGGAACGGTCAGTTGATGGCAACCGAAGTCAGCGAACCCCATGTCAAAACAGATTGTCCAAGTAGGGTATTCCCCTCCCCCTGACAGCTGTAGGCGGAAGCCATTAAGCCAGTCAAAGAGCGCGGTATGTTGCAGCTCTTGCGCAAACCCGCTCCATACACCGGCCATCCCTGCGGGATAACGAGACTTCCACCAAGAGGTTCCCTGTGCGGTATCGGGCTGGGTTTGTGCGGGGACGCTGGTTGTGAAGGTGTCGGAAAGCAGCCGGTTAGTTTCATCAATGCGTGTTTCTACGCCATGAAGGTCAACGGCGTTGGTCGTAGCCAATAGCTGATTGGTGCGGTCGAGACGAGATTCTAGGCCGCCAAGGTTGGAGACGGTAACAGAGCTGGGTATGCTGCCAGTGCCAGTGCCAGTGCCAGTGCCAGTGCCAGTGCCGGAACCAGTACCGGTTCCCGAGCCAGTCCCAGAACCAGTTCCCGACCCTGTACCCGTCCCAGAGCCTGATCCAGTATTGCTACCTTCACCTGGAACGGTTGGCTTCGGGCCAGTGATAACAGGGCGAATTACACCGCCTGCAATTGCGCCAGTATCTGGGTCTGTAGTCGGTTTGCCGGTGATAACGGAATTAATGGCATCACCATATATTGGGTCAGTGACGGGAGGTAGTGGCTTACCCGATGGTAATACAACGGGAGGTGTCCCAATAATATCGAAGTCTGGGCGGTTATCAGGCTTAACCGGAATGACAACCGAGTTATCTACCAGGTGAGGCTTGGGAAGGCGGGTGCCTGGATTTTTCATGTCCTGCAAATAGTGATCAGGGATAGTACCATCAACGCTGACACCATCGAGAACACTCGCTACCGACTCTTCCAAAACCTCTTCTTTGTTTGTTGATTGAACCTTGAGAAGGTCGGTTTGATAGTCATAAGAAATAGCAGAAGTGACAACGGAAGATTTAAGCATAATGTCATTTCTAAACTCATTAACAACAATATCCACGTCATAGGCAAAGCGGTAATTGGTGCCAGAAATACCAAAAAAAACCTTAGATAATGGGTTAGCCTCACAACGATTAGCAAAAACAACTCTTGTATTGTCAGGAGGAACTATATCCTCCCGATAAAACTTACAAGTAGCATTGGTGTCCAAATACTCTCTAGTACGGATTAAAAGAACAGCCTTAGCTTCCTCGGTGATAGAAGCTACACAGGTAGCCATATCAAGAGCTCTGTCACCTTGCTTCCAATATGGATCGTCATATTTGTTTTGAGAAGGGTCTGGGAGGCCAGTCATGCGACTAGGAAGAATGCAGCTAGAAACAGGAGTTGAATCAGAATAAGGAGAATAACTGAACTCCTTCATCAAATCACAGTCAAGATAACCACTTTGAGAAAAATCACAACGCTTAACATTATCGAGGCTATCACCATTTAAAGTAATCCCATAACGCTTGAGCTGGAAAGAAAGCATACCGTAGGGGTCGATCTTTAAATCCTCCTTTGCGAAGTTCTTAAGCAACGGCGGAGTTGATATTGCAACGGCAGTAACAGCAGCAGCGCCAGCTGCGTATTGGACGGCTAGGCGAGTAGCTAAAGTTCTGCCTGTCCATATTGCGGCTTGTTCGGCCATAGCCATAACCACTGGGGCAAATGCTGGCAAAAATGCGCGCGCTTGGTTGACAGGTATCCAAGCGGTGAGAAAGCACAATGAGTACACAAGAAGTCTGCGCCACATATGGGGCTCCAAAAAATTTAGCGGCTAAATTTTTCGCATGAGAAAATGGAATTGTAATATGTTGTACGTTGTAAGACGCTACAACACATTACAGCTATCTTTAGCCGCTAAAATTTTCGCATGAGAAAAGTTCACTTTAGCGGCTAAAGTTTCGCATGAGAAACTTTCAATTAGAAAAGGGGGCTCATGCCCCCTTCATTCCCATAACAAACGCCATTCCTGATAGCCCCCCTATCGTGATAATTGACGACATGAAGACGATATAGGCAAAGGAAGCGGTCATTAGGCTTTGCTGACCAAGCGCTTGGCCAAGGAGATCCCCTTGGTTGCCAGTGCGATGCCAACGATAGTGACACCGGCACTTGCAACGAAGGTGACAACCGTTCCCAAGTTGACAGCAGCAAACATCTGGTCAAGAGCCGATGTGTCTCCAGCGGCGAAGGCCGGTGCGGAAGCTGCAACGATGATGGCAGGAATAGCTTTTTTGATAATAGACATAAGTACCTCACAAGAGATTAATGACTTTTTTCGCTACACCGATAGCGAAGCCAGGAAACCAACCGAGAACAACAACTGCGCCAAACGCCCATGAAAACATAATGGCGATATCTGAAGGTGCTATATCAACGGTGGATTGTTTATATTCCTCTACGGTTTGGATAATCATAGAGGAACATTCTTTGACAGGAGTATCTGTCCGATACAGAAACCCCTGTTCGTTAACTGAAATGCAATAGGCCATTACTGGTTTTGTGCTAAATATTCCCTATGGATATAAAGCATGTACTCCTTGATTTCATCAACTGTCTTTGCTGCACAAGATCTTTGGAAAACACATTCATCATTGACTTCATAGTGAATTATGCTCCCATTTGGAATGAGAGAGCCAACCATAAAATGAGTTCTATTCTCTGTGAAACCATGAACTATTGGGTCGCCATCGTTTGGCGTTACTTTAAATTGCATAAAATGCCTACTCTTGCTTAGTGAGCATTAGAGAATAACACAATAAGCGAAGTGGCAACAAAAGCCAGTCAGTTAATGATTGTAAATTTACACTGGGTTAATACTATTTTTTATGAAGGTGACCAAAATCATCATTCTTAGCACCGCCTTCAATTTCAAAGCCTGCCACGATATTTCTGGCAGGGTTGCGCGGGTCAGCTTCCAACAACAGGGTGATGGGCTGCAATTTCGGACAGTCAGCAATGTTAGCCAGTACAACTGGATCATTTTTCAATGGCATTTCCTTCGCTTCAAAGCCCCAGTTATTGATTTGACACTCTGGCATATCAATGTTGGTTGCAGCGACCAAGAATTGAATATTTGCGAAATCATAGGGTTTGGGGGTCGCTCCTTTACGGGAAATACCTTTGCCGTGGGTGACACACAGAACCATAACGCCAGTAATTTTAGACATGGCTAAACTCTCCATTTTGGTTATTAATGCCCATGCAGTTGGGCTCGAAAAGCGGAATTTCATCTAACTCGGGTGGTAGTGGCATCAAAAGCCGTACCGGTACATCATCAGGGCCCAAACGCCCAATAAGTTGATTTACAATTGAATCACCCGTCAATCCTTCAACATTTTTCAAATAGTTGACCAAGCGGCCAGCCATTTTTGACATGTTTGCCACCGCATTATCTCGGCAAGTTTTGAATTTGTTCTTGAACGTGGTGATGCGTACAGGTTCAATTTCGTTTTTTGATACATCAGAAAGCCATTTTGAAAACTGGGGATACATTCCGGCAAAATATGGATCTGGATTAACCAGCACATCGAGCGGGATTTGTCGGTCTTTACTGTGCAACTCACCTTCGGCACGTACCCAGTTGGGATACTCTGCCGATTGCATCTGCTTGCCCTTTTCATAAATACGAGCACATTTACCATTAATCCGTGAGCCGATATAGAAAGAGCAGCCAGCTGAAGCAATCATGCCAAAGCGTTTCCGCATGGAGTTGTGGATCTCGGGGATAAACTCCCCTGCCTGGATCGCCATCCATTTTGGAGCAGTACCGCGAGCCGGATGGAAATTGCCTATTTCCGCTGCTTCAACCGCTCGGAGATACGATATAACCGAGCCTGAGTAATCATCCAATGCGAGGTCAACTCGAGTAATACGGAGCCCAGGCACCACAGAAATGACACGATGAAGAGCCCCAAAATCCAGCCCATCACATCCTGCCCCAGTGAAAGAAACCATGCAGCCATGGTTGGCAGCTCCCCAAGCGACAAGCCCGCAAGCAATGCCATCAATGAGAATGTCCCCACTGTAGCTGTAGCCGTGAAGGCCCCCGCGACGATGGCGGACGGCAAAGCGAGGCGCAGGGATCGGGACGCCAATTTGGTGATTGAGCTCGTCAAAGAAGATCTCCAGTTCTGAGCAGCAGAGCGCATCGAGAAACTGCACCCCGTAGTTGTGGATCAGGTCGTTGTAAGCGTCCCAGTATTTGCCGTTTGGGTTCACTTCAAACTCGGAGAAATCGAGCAAGCTAGAGCAAACGGCCTTGAGTTCGCGGTGAATGTCAGCGCGGGTTGTGTACTGGGAAGCGAGTACGGTCTCCATGGCTTGAGTCATGGACGGCGTGATCACTGCGGGCGTTTCGTCTTCGGACTTGGCCACATAAAGCGGCTCGGGATAAGCAACGGCGCGGAGGCGCTGCTCTGCCTTTTCGAGACGGTTTGCCGGTACCGGCTGTGCGGGAACCGGACGGCGGAAAATCATGCCATCGACAGCAGGCGTAGGCATGGCAGCCGCCAAAACAGAGGACTTGATATCAAAGCGCGGAATGGCCTTGAGCAAAGCCCCCTGTTTTGCCAGCTCGGTGATCCGCTTGAGCGGTTCAGGCGTGAAGGTGAAGGAGAGGAAATCGATCTTGGTTTTGGGGTTATGACCAGTCATCAAAGAAGACCCCCTGATCATAGAACCCGCGCCAAGTTTCCTCGGTGACTTCGACAGGCACGAAATCGAAATCGGGGTAAGTCAGCGAGAGATAACAGCCGAGTTCGCGGAGATCGGTGAAGAACTCAACCTGACCAGCGATACAAGCAGAAATGTCACCCGTTGGCTCATGTTGCCAATAGGCGTTTCGCTCTGGTTTTACCGGATTGATCGATGTACTCACAACCCTTCCCCCTTTAGTCAGAATGATATCCTTCGATTAATCTAAATTTCTAAGAAATTAGATTAGTAGCCAAACCTTAGATTCTAAGGTCTTAGTTGTCAAGAAATATCATTTCTTAGAATCAAAGCGGTTTAGAATCACCTTGAGCACATTCACAACAGAGTTATCAATATGCCGACTAAGCACATAGATGATCCGACATGGCGAAAGGTAGAAATGGAGACGGTCAGGGCAGTGATTGCCACCAAGACCAGCCTCAAAGATACAGAGGTACTTAAGCTACTGATATTGAAAGGGATTCAAACGATCACAGAGGACGATTATGAGGAATATGTGAAGAGAAAGAAGGGGCGTTAGCTATGCCCAATTCGAGTCCCGCCCTGCCCTAACGCGGGGCCGTTTGTTACGGGCGCAGGAGGACAGAATGAAGAGAACTGAACAATGGAGCCGATTTGATGCGGCTGACGGCTTGGCTACCGAGGCCGATATGGTTGCCTATCTACAAGCCGCTCTTGAAGAAGGTGATCCGGCGCTGCTGACAGCGGCGCTTGATGATGTAGAGCGTGCCCGCGCCAAACTGCGTGGCCAGCCGCGCTACACACTGGACGAACTGCTGGCCCAGTGTGCTCCCAACGCAACTGGATCTGAAGTTGATTGGGGACATGATGCCGGTTTAGAGCATCCAAAAGACTAGCTGCCTAATTCGAGTCCGGCCCTGCCCTAAAGCGGGGCTTTTTTTGTGCCTGGCTGCGCATAAATGCCGTTATGTTACGGGCGCTCTGTCGTTGCGACGATGCCAGCGAGCTGGCCCACGTAGCGGCCTAGTCGCGTCCCCTGCCCTTCGGGATTATCGCAGGGGCAAACCGCTCAACATAACGCCAGCGACATTATGCGCAGTGTCGGATTTATGAGTCCCAAGGCATGGTCAATCAAGGATTGCCTTTAGGTCCAACATGTTGGTTATGAGTGCAGCTTTATTTGTTCACCACTGGTTATCAATCATATGTTCGGTCCTGGTCGAGCAAGTGGTCCAACGGCTTGCGGCTGGCACTCTCGTGACGTTCCCGGTTGCCGGTGTGCAGGTACTTGGAGGTGGTGTCGATGCTGTCGTGTCCCGCATCGGCTTGTACGTGGGATAAAGGCCGTCCGTGCAGATTGATGTCATGGGTGATGCCGGTGTGACGAATGGAGTGCGGCGTCAGGGTTCGCATTTCAGCAGCATCCTGATCAAAACCGTCTTGTTCGGCAAGGCTTGCGGCCTGTTCAAATACCGCCATTACCAGGTCTCGTAGCTGGCGGATACCCAGATTGGCATTGAGTTCGCCTTGTTCGCGGCCATGGGCCGCCGCCTTGTGGCGTACGAACAGCGGGGTCTGCTCTCCGGGGGCCGGCAGTGGCAAAAGGCCAAGAAAGGTACGATAGCGAGCCAGGGCTTCGAGCAGAGCCTGAGAAACGGCCACGGTGCGACGTTTACCGCCTTTGCTGCGGGGAATGTCATAACCCCAGACGCCCGTTTTGGCGTCACGTCGAAACTGGCCCATGACAGGGCTGAAACCCGGCCTGGCCGCCACCTCTGAAATCCGCAAATAACAGGCATACATCAGACAGATGAGAAAGCGGCTGCGCTCATGTTGTGCCGGGCATTCGGCAGCGAGCTGTTCGGCGGCTTGCATCACATAGGACCATTGCAGTTCGGTGAAGGATTGCGCATCTTCACCAGCCTCCTGGGGGCCCGCACGTTTAACCCGCTGCAGCAGGAGAGCCGGATTGCGATCCATGTACTCCTCCTGGATGAGAAACTGGAAGAAGGCGGACAAAATGGCGAGTTTTGTCTTCATCGCCTGCTCACTCAGTCGATACGGCAGCTCCCGGCCCAGTTCCCGCTTGCCAAGAAACGGACGCCACAGGGGGTTTGGCAACCGTTCCCCCCACTCCTTGTCGAGCACGAACTGGGCGACGTTGCGGTAGGCAATCAGTCCGGACGGTGGCGCCTGGCAATAGTCGAGATAGCGCATCATGATGCGCCTGGTGAGATCCTTGGGGCTGATGGCCACCTCGCAAAAACACCAGTGCAAAAAAGTGGTCAGCTCACTGCGATAGGTCTTGTAGTTGTTTTCGCTGTGGCGCTGCTCCAGCAGCCAGTCGACGGCCAGCTCATAGACGATCCCCGCGTCGGGGACCTTGCCAAGACTCAGGGTGGCGAGGTACTGGTTGACCTGGGGATTGCCCGCCTCAAGGTGGTCCACGCTATCGAACAGCGGCAT